GTGTTATCGTAATGAGTAGTGGCTGTGTAATCACTATCAATTACTCTACCATACACATCAGATTGATTTTCTTTTCTGATAACATCTTCATTGATAGCATTATTAGAATCTGTTTTGCCATACCATGATGAAGTTTTATGAGGTGTTTTGTAGCTACTGTCATAACTTGCATAGCTTCCACCATAACCCCAATCATCATCATCAAGCCAATCGCTTTTCTTTTTCTTCATGGTGTTAGTCTCAAAATCATATTCATAATCTCTTGTTGAAGAAAAACTTGGCTGTATAGAATAGGTATTGGATAGCCAACCTATGTTGTCTATGTCCTTACCTTGTTCTTCATTGTAGATAACAAACTCTTTAGTTTTGCCGTCAAGAAATAAAAGTTTATCAGTTCCAATAAGTTCCTCAATCATTTCTTGCCATTCAGCATTATATAATAACTTAGGATTAGCTGATAGCTGAGGTCTTATTATAAACTTAACAAACTGATGAGTGTCAGATTTGTTGTCATCAATCATTGGTGTAGGTAACTGAGGTCCGTTGTGCATTACCCACATATCCCTGTCATCTCCTTTTGCTTTGGATAAGACTTGAAATGGATGGCTCATAGCTCTAACAGTTTCCCCATTAGTATTGAATCTAAAATGTAAACCCATAGGCACATCAAGATTCTTGTACTTTGTCCATAACTTTTCTACATCTTTGAAAGTTTTAGGTACAATTTTTTGTGTATGCAATTTACCTTTATTGCAAAACATAATTCCAAACCCATCAGAATTATTATTGTAAGCGGTTTGTAATAGATTCAAACTTAACTTACTTGGTTCGTCAGTTTTAATAATTAAACACATAATTAACCTCCTTTAGTTAGCTGTGTCTTGTTGTCTTTCTCCTTGCCAACTTACTTGGCGAGAAGGTTTTCCATTGATATAACCTTTTCTAATCAACCATGCTGATAGATTAGGATACTGAGCTTTCACATCTTGATTACTCATAAATCGTAAGAAAGTTTTATAGTGCAAACTCATGCCTGTTAAACCTGTATAATTTTTGGCAAACTGTACAAGAGCATCCGTAAATTCTAGCACTCTATAAAAGCCGTGTTTAGATACATTACTTCTAAATATTCTAAGTTCAATAGTGTTTCTATGTGCTGTGTTTACAGCTTCATATTTTTCACTATGATTTCTCATGTCAGTAATTTTCTTAGGTGATTTCTTTGCCCATTGGTCAGATGAACGACCCGCAATTCCATTGACAAACTCATCATTAGTAGAATCATTTATGAATACTAATATCTTACCAATTTCTGAAGGTCTTAAAGCCGAACGGCTAATATGAATATGCAACCCAGCCGTGTCTGTACTCCAACCTTTTAGGTAGTCCATACATTGTTTATCTTTAAAGAATTTTTCCCATTCTTCTTTATGTTTTCCATAGGTCATTGGACAAGTCGTTATCTCAAAACCATTCTCAAGAGAGCCGTCAGATTTACATTGAGCAAACCCACTTAAAACATTATCTTGAATATGATATGCTATATCTGTTGGGCAATTTTTTCTTCTTTCAACCTCTAACTCAATGCCATAATAAAGAGTATCTTTACTATGTTTTTCGTGAGGCAATCTTTGAAAACCTAAATCATCCTCAACTCTATGACAATAATCATAAACACCATTATAGTCTTGCCCACAATCTTCTTCTTCATCATCATAATCTTCGTAATGCACATAGGTACTACGATATTCTGAATAAGAATAATTGTCATCACAACAAGATTGACAGATATGATAATCGCCTTCATAACAAGATACTTGGTCATCTCCAAAATCAATATGCTGACAATCATAGCACTCACGAATCTCATATTGAGATTCTATATCATCAGCAAAATCATTAGTCTTTTGAAAATCAAATGACCTTAAAGCATTTGTAAACCTCTCAACAGTTCTAGCATTGTTAGAAAATCTGTCTGGTAAAATGCAATCATTGAGCAACTGTCTAACCTCATTGCTTGTGAAGTTATTTTGCTGTCTTAGAAATTTTAGTAAAGTCATAAGTTATTACCCCCAATTTTCAAGAATTGTTTTTAAATTTTCTGTTTCTTCCTCTAACTCTTTGAGGTCTGTTTCCAATTTAGTTTTATAGTTTGCAAGAATATCTTGCGATTCTTTAGATTTTAAGTATTCTGATAAAGTCATAAAAAACTCCTGTGTTTTATCAGTAGGTGGTGATAGTTAATTCTAGATTTAAAAGTCATAAGTCATATTGAAAGTACTTCACAAAGTTTGGAATTTTGTTTTTCCGTTTCAATATCTTTTAAAATTTGAATTAAACTACCCACCCAAATTAAAGCAATTTACAACCATGCAAATTTGCCAATTAAATATATCAAGAATAATAAACTGAATACAAAAAGTATTAGCGACATATTTTTCAATATTTAGATATTCCCTATCACTAGGAAATATTTAAAGATTGTTTGCAGGTTTCTGTTGCCAAGTACCTGCGAACTCCGAAACTAAATCAAATTATAAAAATCTCTTTCTAAAGTTTTCTAATTGGATAGATTTTTCTTCGCCATAAATAGCATCAAGTATTTCCCATCCATTTAAAGTAAAGAAATCTTTATATTCCTTAACTCCAAAGTTTTCTAAACGATAAGATAAAAAATCTTCAAAACCTGTATTGTCTTGAAGTTTATCAAACTTTTGAAATTCGTTTAATGTTATCATAATTATACTAATAAACTAATTAAAATATAAATCAATAGTTAATTTAATAAGTTATCCACAACCTATCAAAAAGTTGTGGATAAGTTTATCAGTATGTAAATCGTAAAAGCCATAATGATTATAGAATTACTCATTTTTAAATTCTATTTTCAATTCATTAGTTATATTTTGAAATTCCTCAGTATCCATAAAATCAAAATCGTTGGAAATTCCAACCCTTAAATTTTCATCCTCATTTAAACAGCTATTGCCTTTGATTTTTAGATACTCACTTGCACTAAATAAAGGGTTAAAGCCGTTAAAAGACTTTTTAAATTTCTTGCTATATTTCATATTAAAGCTCACTTTCATTTGTGTTATATTTTTTGTGGTCAAATAATTGTTTCCAACTTTTGTAATCATTATCTACATTAATTGGGTCAGTTACCTTATACCCGTACCACTCTAATAAAGTTCGCATTTCAGACAATGGTGGTGTGTTTGGGTTAGTTAATTTTGAGCTTATCAAATGCTCTAATTTTCTTTTATCAATTAAATTTTTAATAATCATAAATTCCTCAAAGTTAGAGATTAAAAAAAGGCGTATGGATTACGCCTTTTCATATTTAAGTTTTCCAAATTGTTTAATGAGCATTTTTTCCCACTCATTAAGAGATTTTATAGAACGACCTTGACCAATTTCAATGACCAATTTTTTCCATAACTTTTTGCACTCACGATTATAATTATTATCATAAGATTCAAAAGATTCAATTCTACTCAATGACTTTGTGCTATAAACCTTTGGTACAGATTTTTTAGGTGGGTTTACAAATTGACCACCAAACCAGATACCAGACGACCAACCAATAGGTGTTGATTTATTGTCACAAATTCTAGAAGTAGAAGTAGATTTTTTAAACATACTTACCACCTTTAAAAAAAGTTATACCCCTATTCTAGCGATTTAAAAACCTTTGTCAAGAGGTACTTATCCACAGCCTGTGGATAACTTTTTAGAACAAACCATGAACATACCTTGCGTTTGGGGGAAGGTATCACTAGGTACTTACCCCCCGTTGATACTCTATACACCCCCCAAACCTTCCCTCAACTGTTCGCTATTTGTTCCTATTGATACTCATTAAGAGAACAAAACCAGAACATCAAAAAATATGGGTGATACGGGTAGGGGGGTGGGTGACAATCGAGGTGGGGGAGGGGAGAAAAAAGGCGTAGGACACTACACACATATCCAGCTCAAAAAATTTTAGCAAAAATTTAGACCTAGTTTTAGATTCGCGGAGTGCCCCCTTGGTTTGCCGTGACTATTTTTGAAAATGAAGGGGGAAGGTAAGCACTCTATAGGTGGTATGTATGTGTGTGATAGTGCTTTAAAATACCTTCCCCTCTTACAGGAGACGCATAGCGCGGGGCTATGCAATTTTTATTATACATGAAACAGACTTGTATTACAATGCCTTTTGCGATATAATCTTATTATGGCAAAAGGCGACAAATTAACTGCACAACAAGAACAGTTCTGCTTAGAGTTCATTAAAGATCTCAACGCAGTTCGCGCTGCCATACGTGCGGGATATGGAGAGCAACATGCAAAGAAGAATGCTTGGCAAATCATACGGAATCCTGCTGTGGCTGAGAGAATCTCAGAACTCAAGGCCGATCAAACAAAGCGTACTAAAATTGAAGCGGATGATATATTGCGCCGCCTAGTACGTATCGCCGAAAAGACTGAGCAGGAGGGCGATTATCAAGCGGCTATCCGCTCCCTTGAACTTTTAGGTAAGCATCAGGCTATGTGGACTGATAAGAATCTTACTGAAATGGAAGTTAGAAATGCTTTCGCTACAGGAAATTCTGAGGAAGATATTGCGCGTGATGTAGAGCGTCTTAAAAAGATTGCTACGCCGCATTTAAAAATAGTTAAAAAAGAAAGTGTACACTAATGGCTATCAAACAAGTTAAATCACATCCAGTGAATGGACCATATGAGTCTGAAGTTTATACTTCCAGCGCGAAACAAGGAAAGAATAATACTTTTACTTGGACTACTACAAGTAAAAAAGTAGCTCGCAACTTTGGAGGATATAATACTAATCTACCTCTTGGATATACTCATCCAGATGGTAAAGAAATTAAAAAATCATAGGAGACAATATGTATAAGAACATGCCGAAGGCTGTGAAAAAATCTGTAAAGAAATCACAGAAAAAAGCTAAGAAGAAAAATGTCAAGAAGATTAAAAAATCTTCTGGGTATTAATGCACAAAGAAATAAAAAAAGTTATTAAAGGTCTTAACAAGGCTTCTAAGTCTCATGCGGGCCAAGCTAAAACTTTGACTAAAATACATAAGAAGCTTAAAGCTAAAAAGAAAGCAAGCAAAAAGGTTAAGATGGATAAGTCTAAGCCAGCTTGGATGAGGAACAGATAATGGCAGATAAACCGTTAGAATTAAATATAAACATGTATGATCTGGCAGTCAAAGAATATAAAAAATTATTGGCAAACAAAGATAAACTTGTTGGACAAAAATCTGATGATGGGCGTAATCAATTTCAAATTAAATTAAATAAATTAAAAAAAGATATTAAAAGAACATCAGGCGGAGCATTTAAATGGAGTGATGTTAAAAATGATACGTTAAAGCAAGAACGTGAAGGTAAGTTTGATAGAGGCGCTGAAGGTAAAAAGAAAAATAAACTTCGCAAAAAATTATTTAAAGATGTAGATTTTTCTAAAGGTAGACACAAAGATTCTGATGTTGATAAAAGTTATGAAAGAAATATGGCAGATGAAGATCAAGATATGTTAGTTGAACAAATACAAAAACACACAGGAACATATAAAAAGAAATCTAAAAAAGGACCGAATGGTGGAAGTAGATAGTGTCAAAATATAAAAAAGAATATACTAATCCAGAGGATGCGGCCAGAGATTTATTAACAATAGGTGGGGCAGCAATGATTAATAAAGCTACAGAAGGGATTCAACAAAAAGCTGGTGAATGGTTGGAAGTTACACCAGGAGTTAGTCAAGTTTTTAAAAAAGCTAAAGATTTAAAAGAAAAAGGATTTTCAGCTGGTATTGATTCCAAAGGCAAATTAACGATAGGATTTAAAAAAGAGTGGTAAGAGTAAACTTAACAGGAGATATAAGTATGGTATTACACCCAATGTTAGACTTATACGATCCAAGCAAACCAATTGAAGATATTTATCGCCAATTAGTTGTTTGGGGAGATCAAGCATATGTCTGCTACCTTAACGACTGAAGATAGAAACGCCGCCACTAGATTAGCAATACAATCAGCGCGGAAAGATTTGTTAGCATTTATTATGTTAATGAATCCTTCATTTAGTGTAGGGCCACATCACAGAGTATTATGTGATGAGTTAATGAGAATAGAATCTGGTGAAGCAGATAGGCTTATGGTCTTTGTAGCTCCACGTTCTAGTAAGTCATTAATTACATCTACATACTTTCCAGCATGGGCGCTCGGGCGTAATCCGTATTGGCAAGAAATTGCAGTATCACATAGTGATGATCTAGCTACAAGGTTTGGTCGGGCTATTCGTGATATAATAAACACAGAACAATATGGTTCTATATTTCCTAAAATAAATATTCGTAAAGATAATAGATCAGCTAATAGCTGGGGTTTGCAACATAAAGGAAAAGAAGCAGGTTCTTTTCTCGCAGCTGGTTCAGGATCAGGTATTGCTGGTTTTGGTGCACATTTAGCTATTATTGATGACCCTATATCAGAGCAAGATGCTTATTCTAAAGCGCGAAGGGAGGCACTCAATGAGTGGTACTCTTCTGGTTTGCGTACAAGATTAATGCCTGGCGGAAAAGTAGTGCTAGTTATGACAAGATGGCATGAAAATGACCTGGCGGGACATCTGTTATCCTTAGAAGATGACAGTCCTATGGCAGATGAATGGGAAGTAGTTCGTATTCCTGCCCTAAATACTACAGAATCTTTAGAAAAACTAGAAAAAGCTAGAGAAAGTCTAGTATCTCAGGGGTATTTGTCCCAAAGTTATACTAAATTAAAGCTTGGAAGTTCGTTTTGGCCTGCATCAGACCACAAAGATGGGTTTCATTGGTCTACTGAAGAGATAATACGTACAAAAAACAACACACCTTCCTTTAAGTTTGATGCATTGTACGGTCAAAGTCCTACAAATGAGGAAGGAAACATAATAAAACTAGAATGGTGGCAGAATTGGGACAATCCCTCACCACCTGAGTGTGATTACATTATACAATCATGGGATACTGCGTTTTCAACTAAGACATCTGCAGATTATTCAGCATGTACAACATGGGGCGTCTTTAAATCAGGCCTCGATATGCCTAATCTAGTACTATTAGGGGCAGAACGTGGCAGATGGGACTATCCTACACTTAGAACTAAGGCAGTTAGTAAATATGAAGAACATAAACCAGATTCAATCCTAATTGAGAAGAAAGCGTCAGGTCAATCTTTGATACAAGACTTACGTATGACAGGATTACCTATATTTGAGTTTCAACCTGATAGAGATAAGATAGCAAGAGCTTATGCTATTACATCATTATTCCATAATGGCAGAATATATGCCCCCTTTAAGAAAGATTGGGCTATGGATGTTATAGATGAAGCTAGAACTTTTCCAACAGGGAGTCATGATGACTATATGGATACAGTATCACAAGCTTTATTGTGGATGAGAAATGGTGGATATGTTAGTCATGGCGCAGATACATGGCTTGACAAAAGAGAGAAAGAGATTTATAATAAGGAGAGTAGTAGACGTTATTATATTTAAAGGGGATATATGGCAATTGAAAAACAAATAGATTTATTTGAAGAAGAAGAAATATCTACACCTATTCCAACTGATGAAGACATTTCGCAAATGGAAGATGGCGGTGTAGAAGTAACATTAACTGACCAGCAAGAAATTGATGAAGCAGAAGCTATGGGTCTTTTCGATGAAGAGAACTTAGTAGACGAAGGAGCATTTGATGCAAACTTAGCGGAGTTAATGAGTGAAGAAGATTTACAATCTGTCGCTAATGATTTAGATGAAGGATACCAACGTGATAAAGATTCACGTTCAGAGTATGATGAAATAGCAGAAGATGGAATTACATTATTAGGATTACAATATGATGACTCAGCAGGAGCATTTCCAGGATCTGCAGGAGTTACTCATCCAGTATTAGCTCAAGCAGTAGTAAAGTTTCAAGCAAAAGCTTATAAAGAATTATATCCTACAGAAGGACCTGTGCGTACCAGAATTATGGGAACACAGACTCAACAAAAATTAGAACAAGCAAATCGTGTAAGACAATTTTTAAATTGGCAAACACAATTTCAAATGCCAGAGTATGGACCTGAGTTAGATAAGTTATTATTTAATGTTGCATTATATGGAACATCATTTAAAAAAACTTTTTGGGATCCATCATTACAAAGACCAGTCACAGAATTTATTAAGTCTTCAGATTTTTATGTAGACTACTATGCTACTAACTTAGAAGGAGCAGAACGTTACACACATAAATATTTATTATCTAAAAACGAAATTAAAAAGATGCA